TAACTTATAATGCAGGATTTGCTACTACACCAAAAGATTTACAACTTGCACTTTTTGATTTAGTTAACTACTATATCAAAGATGAACATAAAGAAAGAAGAACTTTAGGTGGAGCGCAGTTACAGAATCAAGGAACAGCGGGAATAAGAACTTCCACTGATTTTCCAGACCATATCAAAAGAGTACTGGATTTATATAAGGTGGTTATTTAATGGCAATTAAAGCAGTCAGAGATAATTTTGTAAAAATGCTTAAAAGTAGCCATGGAGCTTCATCAGCATTAAGAACTCATGCGGGAAACGTTTTTAAACATACGATGTATGTAAAAACCTCTGATATGGAAAGACTTCTTAAGAGAGAACTAAATCGAGTACTAAGAGAAGAAAATAAAGCAAGACAAATGTATTATGCAGACGCTGTAAAGAGTCAAAAGGGTAATATATTTCAAGGCAGTATAAAAAAAGCAATGATGGGGGGAACTGCTGGGCAATTCAATAGAGATATTCCCATAAATAAACAAGAGATAGAAAAATGTGCTAAAGCTATAATAGCTAAACATTTAATGAATCCAAAAACATACGGGCCAAACAGTCATATAACAAATGTATCAAATGCTTATAAACAGTATGTAAAAATGCCTAATTTAGATAAAGGTGTAACGATTACAGCAGGAAAGGGAATATATGACATTAAGGTAGGAGACTATGTAGAGTTTGACTTAGAGATAGGAGATATTAATATTTCTACAAAAACAGGAGGCATTGCAGTACAGGACGAGATATTTGGAGGTGATGCTGAAGATAGAAGTGGAAAACTTATTAACATAGTAATAAAGTTTGTTTTATTCGATGTATTTGCAGAGTATAGAAATGATTATATTGCAAAAATGGGAAGGGCATTAAAACCAGGAAAAGGATTAGGTGGAGTTGGTGGTACAGCAAGAGGTGCAGGGGGCGCTAAAGCAGACATAGGTTTTAATGGTTTCTTAGTAGCAAAAACTCATGGAGTAACAGATCAACCTAATTATACTGTAGCAAAAGGTGGAACTAAAGAAACTACAACTATAGCAGGACTTACAGCAGCAAAACATGAAGAACAAATGAAAGAAATGGGTCGAAGAACCGACCTAAGTAAGTTTGGGGCTAAAGGTAAATCATTATCAAGTAGTATAACTGAAAGACTTTCAGGACTATTAGAAAAGGAATATAAATTAAGTCATTTTAGAAGCGGAAGGAAAAAGAAAGATGGCACTTATGAACTAGATAAATCAATAGAAGTTTCACTAGAGTTATCAGGTGACCAAAGTAAAATGAAACATTTTGATGCAGACGGTATTCAAGAGTATTTGGAAGCACATGAAGCCTTAATGGTACAAGAACTACAAAGATGGTACGGTAAGCATATAAAAGATTTAGCTGGGTCAAATAGTTTAGCAGAAGATATATTAATTTGCGGAGCAGATACTTTACAAAATGTTTTAACTAAAGCAGGAAAATTTGATAAAAGAAAAGTTAAGACTACAAAAAGTGGAGGTCTTGATTTAAGATTTAAAGAAAATAGAGCTTTAGTTGCTCAGGTACAAAAAGCAATAAAATCTAGAAATGAAGATATACGATATAAAGTACCTGGTAGACCTGTAAAGAAAAGAAAAGGAACAGGTAAAGGTTCAAATAAAGTTCCCAATCCAAGTATTAGAAATGATAGAGGACCTGATCCAGTAAAGACAGCACCACAGCATGTTACTTCCAGTCCTTTAGCTTTAGCAAGTTTAATTGAAGACGCACTTCCAAGAGTTATTAAATCAAATATGGGAGTACCAGCTTTAGTTAATAGAACAGGCAGATTTGCAGAAAGTGCAGAAGTTAGAAATGTAACTATGGGACCAAGAGGCGCTACTGTAGCAGAGTATACTTACCAGAAAAATCCTTATCAAACTTTTGAACCAGGATTTGAACAAGGAAGTACTTACAGAGACCCTAGAAAAATTATAGGACAAAGTATTAGACAAATTGCACAAGGAATAATGAAGGATAAATTTATTAGAACAAGGAGAGTATAATGGACTCGGCACTAGCAAGGAAACATACCACGCGTCGTCGAGCAATTGTAGAAGCCTTAGCAGTTGCACTTGAAGGAGTAAATGGAAATGCACCATTTAGAACTTCAGTTGCAAAAGTAGAAAGACGACTTAAATTTTGGGACGAGGTAGATGAATTTCCTACTATTCATATAGGAGCAGGAGGAGAAACTCGTGAATATGACGGTGGTGGTTTTAGATTTAGATTTTTAAGTTTAACAATTCGATGCTATGTAAGTGATGATGATGATGTCATTTTAGCACTCGAGGAGTTATTAGAGGACGTTGAAACTGTACTTGAGGATAATGATCCTTTAGAGTATACAGATTCAACAGGAGCATCTCAGTCTACTGTACAGATGAATATCTTATCAGTAGATACAGATGAAGGCGTATTAGAACCTCTAGGTGTAGGAGAAATCACCTGTGAGATTCGATATTAATTAGGAGAATAAAATGGCATTTTTCTTTAGTAGAGATACCAAAGTGTTTATGAAGTGGGCTTATGATGCCACTGATACAGCTCTGTACGAGATTCCTGTATTAGACGGTTTTTCATTTTCTCAGGCCACAAACACATCTGAGGTAACTTTAAGTGAGGCAGCTAATTCATCTGGATATAGTAAAAGAGGTAGAGCAATGTTTACTGACTCTTTTGCACCAGCAGAATGGAGCTTCAGTACTTATATGAGACCTACAAAATCAGGTACAGGTAACGCAGCAGCATCAAATGAGCATGGTGGTAACGCCAAAACATTTGCAGTAGAAGGTCCACTATGGGCAGCTATGTCAGCACAGAATTATGACAAAGCGATTGCAGCCGGAACATCAGGTAATGTATTTGCATCAGCAGCTGCAACATACGAACCAGATGTATTTGATTTTCAAAACTCAAACCAAGTTACACTTGGAGTTTTTGATTTATTCTTCGTGTTAGGAGCGGCAAAAGATTCAACAACAGGAATCTATGAAACAGGACAAGACGGAGTAACCGTCTACAAACTAGCAAATTGCTCAGTTGGTTCTGCTTCAGTAGATTTTGATATTGAAGGTATTGCACAAGTAGCATGGAGTGGTCAAGGACAAACAATTGAAGAAGCAGTTGCAATTAACACTGGAACATCATCAGCAAACCTAGCAGACGGGTCAACAGGCCAAGCTGCAGAAACAACTAAAGGTTTGATTAATGAAGGTATCAGTGCAACTAATAACTATATCAGAAATAAACTAACAGACTTAGTTATTACATATGATGCTTCAGAAACAACTGGAACAAAAGGATTACTGGGTTCAAGTGACACAACTTATGATGTCACACTAACAGGTGGTAATATTACAATAGAAAATAATCTTACTTATCTAACACCAGAAACACTAGGTTCAGTTAACCTACCATTAGGACATGTAATGGGAACAAGGTCAGTATCAGGTAACTTTACCTGCTATTTAAATGATACAAGTGAAGGCTCACTACAATTATTTGAAGACCTACAAGAATCAAGAGGTGTGATTACAAACGCATTTGACTTAAAATTCTCTCTTGGTGGACAAAACAGTACACCGAAAGTTACATTTGATTTAGACAAATGTCACCTCGAGTTGCCAAGTCATAGTATTGAAGATGTAATATCCGTAGAAGTTAACTTCCACGCATTACCATCAGACTTATCTTCAGGTACTGCAACAAGCGCAACAAATGAAGTAAAAGTATCTTATACAGCGATACCAGCTTCATAAGATAATAATTAACCCTGGGAGGGTGTAATAACCCTCCCTCTTAATAGGAAAAATAATGACAGAAGAAGTAAAAAAACAACCAGTACAACCTGTTTCACTTAAGAGTTTAATTACTCCAAGTAAAACAGTATCAATAGATTATCCTGGGTATGAAGGCTTTGTTGTTGATTTAACATATTTAGGTAGAGAAGAACTACTTAAGTTAAGAAATAGATGTATGAAACAAAAGTTCAATAAGAAAACAAGAGCTTTTGAAGAGGCACTTGATGAAGATGTTTTTCTAACAGAATATGTATCAGCAATTATCAAGGGGTGGAAAGGTCTAAAATATAAATACTTAGAAGAGTTTCTATTGGTAGATGTAAGTGGACAAGACCCTGAGCAGGAACTTGGGTTTACCCATGAGAATGCAGAGTTATTAATGAAAAACTCAGGAGATTTTGACCAGTGGGTAACTGATACTGTAGGTGACCTGGAAAATTTTACGACCAGCAAGTAAGATA